TTTTTCAACTTTGGCCAGTGCGGCAAAACGCTTTTCTGCCAAGGCCAAGACTTTCTTAAATTGTTCAGCATGTTCCTTGCTTTCTTCAATTTGTTGTTCTGCTTCTTTGGCGGCTTCTAACTCACCTTCGCGAACAGCAATGGTTTGGAACTCGGGGTACATTGTGGTAAACTCATAGGTCTCACCTTCGATGGCCAGTTGCAAACATTCCTTGGTAGAGGGCTTACCGATCAACAATTCCAAATGGCCCCAGGCGTGTAGCAGTTCTTGATCTGCTGTGTGTTCGAAGTGTTTGGCCACTTCTTCAAAACCTTCTGCACGAGCCAATTTGGCAAAGTAACGATACTTGATGTGAGCCTGTGACTCACCTGCCAACGCACTTTCAAGATTTTTAATTGTAACAGACATAATTTCTCCTTTGTGTGTCTAGTTTATATTGTAGTAGTATTTAATAATAAGATCAAGCAAATTAATAGGTTTTTCCTATGATTTTGTCTATGTGGAAAATAGTTTAAATTAATTGCTGTAACTGTGTAACAACCTTACTAGGATCAAATTGTCGAGTGCATTCCTCATCACCTCTGCGACAATGATAATTGATGTAAGGAGGCGGATATGTTTCAACGCACCCATAACAATCGATGTTGCTGGCAATATTAATATGGCCAGCAGTTCTATATTTGGGTTCTCGATATTCGCCGCGAACCTGGGTAAACAAACCGATTATAGGTGTTTCTGTACAGGCGGCAATATGCAGTGGAGCAGAGTCTACACCAATAAAGGCCTTGGCCCGATCTATTAGAGAATATGTCTGATGCAGGGATAACTGTCTTACTCGATCTATAATCCTATCGGTGTTAGGATTGGCCCAAGACAGATCGTGTTCTCCACCTATGAGGACAACACTTAGTTCAGTTTTGTCCAATATATTAGATACAAGATTGAAATAAAATTCTGAAGGTAAATTTCTAGCGGCCCAATAATGATGCCTCATATGTAGGACTAGATACGGTGCAGGTATATCTACAAGGTCATCGTCTGTAGGAAATAAACCGGGCTTTAAATCATCTAAGACACTACCAAATGCACAAGTTGAATAAGCATCTAGAATATGCGTACTTGGGGATAACTCATATACCCAATTTAAATCTATAACTTTGTCATAATCCGATGCATTAAATTGATTTACTAGATTGTTTATATACGGGTTATTAGAAAACACATTAGGACAACGAGTACTAACATCAATCTGGCAATTGCCGTTGTATTGCTGATGTAGTTTTCTAATAATACCAGTTGCGAGTATTACATCACCCAATGCACTATCTCTAATTACCAAGATTTTAAACATACTTTAGCATATACAAAAAGAAAGGGCCCGTCAAGGCCCTTTCTACTATTTTGGGTAATAAGGTATAGTTACCTCACCTTGGCTCAAGCGGCCATGGAATATAAACTATCGTTTGCCTTTAGTTTGAGTTGCTTCTTCGATCGGGTTACCCCAATCCTAACGGCTTCTACATTGCCGGACTGTCCATTTCATTACTCTTGACCCAATCGATCCTGTGTCAGGCCCATCATAAACACACTCAAATCTGAAAGGTATCGGCTGTGCCGCTATGTGTCTATGACACTACCACTCGGGACTCAAACCCGCATGTGCTTATGGTGGACCTGGCGGGCACTGCCCCCGCGTCTTGAATCCTTTTCAATCTACTTCATACAGTCTTACTACTGTATTAGTTTGGAACTAATACAATTCTTTGAGCATTGATTTGCGAATCAAAAATTTGCTCGTAATGATATCCATATGGTGGAGGGGGTAATGTTGGTTGTGGAACAAACACGGGTTGTGGTTGAACATAAATTGGTTCGTTCACAATGTAGGGATATGGACGAGCCAATTCAGCACCGATAATAACTCCTGCTGACAATGGCGCTACACCACAACTCCAGCATCGTTCGCGATGATAATATTCACCTCTATGCCATTCATGAGCATCGGCGCTGACTGCAGTTAGCCCTGTCAATGCCAATAAACTTGCTAGAATAATTTTTTTCATCGCAATCTCCTTTTATTGTGTAAATGTTTGAGTAAACACTTGTCCACGATAGCTAAAAGTTACAACAGATCCCTGTTGTACGGTAACTGGAATATATCTGCAGACTTCACGCACTTCTGCTCTAGCACCATCCTTACCTACTTCGTTGCCAATAGCCCCACCGATCAATGCGCCAGCAATACCACCGACTAGTCGGTCGTTGCTGTTGCGACCAATTGTACTACCAATTGCACCGCCTGCTAGGGCACCGATAGCAGTATCACCGCGGCTATTATCACGAGCTACTTCACGCATTTCGCATTGTCTCTGTTGGACGGTAACGAAGCGTGGTTGAACATTGACCACTGAAGCAAATTCTTGTGCCAAGGATACACTGCTAACCAAAGCCAAAAACATCGATACAGCTACTTTTTTCATATCAAACTCCAAAAAATGACAGACTTCCCAGGGCGTGTAGAGCCTCTGCCGAGCCATTGTGTCCCCTTGCTATGCAAGATCGCCCCTGCGAAAGCATATATATTTATTATACAGTGTTTTTACTGAGTTGTCAAGAATTAGATAAATCGTATAGCCCAGTTACTCCGGGCCCTTTACAATTACGATCATTCATAAATGTTAATACCATTTGTCTATTACTTCCAGCATTAAAACTGATATGGTGCCAAGGTCTACCAGATCCGACAGTTTTATATTCCAAGATAAATTGATCATATGGAATATTATCCCGAATCCATTGTGCTCTAGTATAGTAATCGGACTTGCTGGCCTGAGCATATTGTATATCGCACGCCATACCGTACATGTGTTGGCTTTTGGCAGCACCGTGCCCTGCAGCTCTAAAAGAACAGGTCATAAAAGCATCGGGATATTTTATTTTAATTGGATCAAAACAATTCTTAACCAAATTAGCTAAATTTTGAACCACAGCATCTACTGTAGTGCCGTTCTGTGGAGCTACAGAAGCTACGTCATACGGATAGACAACACCCGGGGATTTGGTAACTGTTTTTACATAGTAAGTGATGCCAGTACCGGTGGGTTTCGCCGGGCTAACATACAATACAGTATCGTCAACACTACTGCCGGGTGTCGGAGTAGCGGCAGGAGATGATGCCGGTGGCGGGTTACTAGATCCCGGAGCTCCGGGAGCCGGAGTAGAATCAGTACTAGCAGCATTGGCTCCGGCTTGACTTCCTGCGGTAATTGCTGCTGGGGAAATAGAGCCACTAGAAGCAGCAGCAGCAGTAGCTGAATCAACTGCTTGATCAGCAGACACTGATTGACCGTTAATAGTTTGGGGTTCGGTAATACCTTCTAATTCGACATCCATAATCGAATCATCAGGAAATGTAGGACTATTAATTATAGCAGTTATCTTGGCAGCAACAGCCGATTCTATGCCGTCTTGCCATAGTGCAATGGGTACATTATTAGCATAAACATTACTGCTATGATAAACATCATCAATTCCACCTAATCCCGGAATATACGGCATAGTCTTATCCTTATTTCAATGCAATGCCTGTAGTACCTTGTGTGTACTGATCAGCAGCATCTTTCTTACTGGCACTAACTGCCATAACATGAATTTTCTTCAGAGTAATGAATTCATCACTGCCTAGAATCATCCAAGGCATCATGCCCAACCCACCGCCTTGCATGGTCAATGCCAGCGGACGATGTAGTTTAATTTCATCATCAGTTTCGCTTTCAAAACCTGCAATTAGCTCATCGCTGTTAGCCAATTTTACGCTAACAACATCGCCCTGTGAATAACCTTTATTTAGAATTAACATATTTTCCCTCTTTATCTATTTCTTGCCAACTGTAATCCCCGAGATATTTAACTCGAGCAATATAGTCATAGTCTACAGGTTTTCCTGTTGCCCAACCATCGGGCCCCTGTAGACATAGTCTTGTAAATTTATGTCTTGTATCGAATACTAACCAATAATCCTGGCCATGTGATACTTGAAAATCGTATTTGGCTGCATGTACTGCATCAGTAATTTCTAATCTACGTTTAATTTGATTAGCTTGACGCTGCAATACTTCAACCATTTCCATTATTCTATCATATTCCTGTTGAGCATGTAGACGTGCTA